CCGCAGGAAAGGTACTACTCAGTGGCTGGATGTTCTTCCACTTTCGCAGGCACAACCATGAAGAAAATACTGATTCGCTGCAATGAAGGCAGCGCTCGTCCCGCTCACGCAGACCGCATCGAAAGGTGGCTGGGCAAGCAGAAAGCGGAAGACCTGTCCCATGCCTGCCGTAACTGGTACGGTCCCCCGATTCCGGTGCTCGACGTGCCCGGTGTAGCGGTCGCGGCTGGGGGCGACTTTGTCGGTAACTTCAAGGGTGGCGGGTTTGCCAACATCCGGGACGCCTATCGCGAGTTCGCAAAGCGCTTCCTGACTGAACTCGGCCGTCCACGGTACGGTTACGCCAACGCGGGTTTCGCAAGTCTAAGCGACGCACTTTCGCGCGCCAGCTTGGGCTATAGCCAGCTTCTTGGCGGCGGCACGATTCTGAAGAATGGTCCGACTGCGGTCGTCGGAGCGCATTCGAGCCTCTGGCGTGTGGGCGCCGCGCCCGCTGCGGGATCCATTGGCGCTGCTGCCCCGGGAGGAACGGCGTATGTCGATTCCACAACCGGCGGATTGCTGTTCACCAACCCTGCAACGGGTACCCTGCATTTACAGGATGGTGAAATGGCATCCAGCGTGGCGGATTGCACGCTTCTGCTGCATGACCGGCTGTTCGCTGTGGCCAAGACGATGAATTCCTCCGCGACAGAATCGGTGACGGGTGTTCCGACGCGCTATCAATCCAGCACATCGACGAATGCGGATTATGCGGGCGGCAACTTCATCACGCCGATTGTCGGCGGCACAGTGCTGGCTGCCACCGCCCATAACCACACTGTCGTCCAGTACCGCAATCAGGCGGGCACGGATTCGCAGAGCGCGCCTTCGGCTGCTGGCCGTTCGGCCGCAGCGGTTGATACCGTGGACCTCGCGCTCAACGCAGGATGGTTCATGCCGCTCAATACGGGCGATGTGGGTGCGATGGACCTGGCGCAGATCCAGCACTCGGCTGCTGTGGCCACGGGGACGATGGAGTACATGATCGGTCACCCGCTCGCTTTCCTTGGCTTCCCGGTAGCGGGTTCGTTCCGGTTCTTCGACTGGCTGACCTTCAGTCGGCCGCTGGTCCCGCGAATTCTGGATGATGCGTGCCTTTCCTTCCTGGAACTCAATCGGAGGACGACGACTGCTTCAGTGTATCAGGGAACGCTGAACGCGTTGAACGCTGCGCCGTAATGTCAGACCTGCTGGCATATCAGGGGTATGCGGAACTAGCCGGATCCGGCTGGTACGGTCCGTCGCGAACTCGTCGAAATGACGATAGGTTAGCGATGGATACCCCTGATGTGTTCGCGCTGGCATTAAGTTCCAATATCGCAAGCGGAGGAGAGGCGACTACTGCGCAGTTGACTGCTCCGCCGAATATGACCTTCGAGGCAGGTTCCTTGGAGGAGGACGAGAACCCTGCAAGCAATGTTTCACTCGAGGCTAATGAATACACGGAAGTTGAATGGTCCCTGAAGGCCCTGTCGGGCGCAGCGCTTGGGGATTACGAATTTCGCGTTGTGGATGCCCTCTCCGGCGCGGTCCAATCGTACTTTCGATTCCCAATTGTTACCGTCAATTCCTCTCTGACGGCAATTACTGGATCGGTTTCGTTTAGCTTCGCTCCGTCTGGAGCGCTTACTGGTACTGGCCAGCTACAGGGGGCGATAACAGCGGCGATCGGCTGTACGGGTACCCTGTTAGGGGCGGGTGCGCTTGCCGGCGCTGTTAGCTTTAGCTTTACCCCCGCAGGCGGACTTTCGGGGACTGGGGCGTTGGCGGGCACCGTACCGGTCACGCTTTCTGTAACCGGTACGGGAACGCTCATAGGCGCCTTAGCCAGTACGGTGCCGATGACGTTAACCACAACTGGCGCACTGCTCGGCGCTGGTCAGTTGCTGGGTACGGTACCGATTACGATTGCTCCTGTCGGCACGCTTACGGGTGCCGGTGCACTGAGCGGTCTAGCATCGTTTGCGTTTACTGCTGCGGGGTTGTTTGAGGGCAGGATGGCCGGTGCCATCTCCGCCGCTTTCACGCCAGCGGGGGTATTAAGCGGCGCGGGTGCCCTGACCGGCAGCGTCCCCGTGACGTTGTCGGTTTCTTCTGTGATGAGCGGTGCTGGCGCGCTTACAGGCAACGTTCCAATGACGGTCACTGTTAATGGCGCTCTGCTGGGTGCCGGACAGTTGCAAGGGGCCATTCCTGTCACGTTCACCCCCAGCGGCATCCTTACTGGCGCGGGCGCGTTGAGCGGTCTTTTGCCACTGGCTTTTGCGGTGCAAGGCGCGTTCGGCGGCATGGTGCTCTTGAACGGAAGTGTGGTCATGTCCCTTGCTGTCGCTGGGGAAATGACAGGAGCAGGGGCGATCACCGGTTTGATACCTGTCACGATTACGCCTGCCGGTTCGTTGACAGGAGTTGGAAGCTTAATCGGCTCGGTTGACATGCTGTTCGCAATGAGTGGACTGTTGCGCGGTGAAGGCGCGTTGCAGGGCGCAGCCGCGATGCAGTTGAACGTAAGCGCAGCGTTTGATGGCGCTGCGGCATTGGCAAGCACGATTGCGATAAGCCTGCAATCTACGGGTCAGCTGACCGGTCAAGGCGCAATGGTTGCCAGCGTGCCGATGCTGCTGACGGGTGCGGGTACGTTGTCGCGCTTCGACGCGATTGCAGGTCAGATTGCCTTGGCTTTCGGGTCCAATGCGCAGCTCACCGGTGCGGGGCAGTTGCAAGGTGCCATTGACGCAGCTTTCGCAGCGATCGGGAATCTTTCGACCGAAGCGTCTATCGCTGGACAAATCTTGTTTGTCTTTGATACGAACGGGGCACTTGTTGATACGATTCTGAGCACGGCCATTGACATCGACCTTGTGGGATCGTATAGTGCTGCTCGGGCCCTTATCGGGTCATCCGCCATGGCGCAGGATCTCATCGGTATCCCGGTCTATCTTCAGGCCGGACAGGACTGAGGCATGGCGAAAGAGCAAGCCTTCGACGTTTTCAGCGGTAACGATATCGTACTCAAGATATCCGTAACCGACGAAGATAACAACGGGGCTGCGCTCAGCCTTGTCGGGGCACAAGAACTCATCTGGTCGCTTGCCAAGAAGGCGGGCGCCACTGCGATCCTGACCAAAACGTTGTCCAACGGTGTCACCATTACGGACGCTGCGAACGGGTTAGTGGACGTCGTGATCAGCGCGGCAGATTTGGAGCCGCTGAAAGGAGAATACTATCACGAAATGCGCCTCACCAATTCGCAGGGCAAGAAGTCAACGTTGATGTACGGGATCGCCACAATCGCCGAGAACTTGATTCGGAGTTGATATGGCAATTGTCGTTCAAAACAACACGGGCACGCAGGTAGGAGCGAACTCCTATATCTCGCTGGCCGAATTCAAGGCGTATCATACGGCACGCGCAGTCGTTGCGGTGACCGAGAGCACCTATGACGACACTGCTATCGAAGGCGCCCTTGTGGTCTCCTTCGATTACATCAACTCTTATCGGTACCGCGGATCAAGGCTCACGCTCGAGCAAGAGTCCGAATTCCCTCGAGACTACCTGTACGACGTGTACGGCAACCCGGTCGAGGGCGTTCCGACAAAGGTCAAGAACGCTCAGGCGGAATTGGCATTGTTCCAATTGACGACGGGGCTGTACGTCAACCCGGAGATCGCTGCCAACGGCCGAGCGGTTGTCGAGACGTCCAGCAAGGTGGGCCCGCTGGAAGAAACGATCAAATATGCCACGAGCGGGAGTGTGGCTACGATTCGCGCTGTTCCCGCTGCGGATCGCTTGCTACGCGACTTTCTTCAGAACACTGGGAACAGGGTCTATCGCTAATGGACATGGCGAAGGCAGTGGCGCTCGCACAGCGTCTCATAACCGCCAACGGACGCAAGATCAGCGTCGTGAAGCTTAGCGGGGTGGCCGCAGACCCCACGAAGCCATGGCGGGGCGCAGGGGTGCCCACTGCCTTGAAGACTGTCAAGACGTCTGGAGTATTCCTATCGCACGCATCGAACATCGATCTCGGCAAGTTCATTACGGACTTGGGAGATCTGATGAAGCGTGTCGAGCAAGCGGTTTTGATTCCCGGCGGCGTAGACCTGAGTGCGTTCGACCAGATCATCGACGGTGCCATTATTTGGAAGATCGACTGGACCCGTGAACTGAAACCGGGAACGACGACTGCGCTGTACGCGATGGGAGTCAAACGGTGACTCCGCAGGAAGCGGTCGACGTGATGCTGGGTGTGTTTCTGGCGGCATGGGCCCCGCGTGCTGCCGTTTATAGCGACGTGCCCGCCGAGGTTCCAACGACGCAGGTACCGTGGGCACGGCCCGTGATCCTTCATGCCACCAGTGACCACACGCTCGCAAACGATGTGGGTGCGCGGCGGTTCGATGCAATGGGCCTGCTTTGGATTCAGACCTTCGCCCCTGTGGGAGACGGAAACGTAAATGGTTACCAGAACGCTCAGCTCCTGTTGAACGCGTATCGCGATGCACGGGTAGCGGTTTGGTTCAGAAATATCCGCCTCGAGGAAATGGGGCGTGATGGGGTTTTCAGCAGGTACGATATCAAGGCCGATTTCGAATACGAGGATGTGAGGTAATTCCATGGCGAACAAAATCGACTCCAATGCTACCGGTCTCCGGTTCGCCGAGGAAGCTTCCCTCGGTGTCCTGATCGGTTCCCCCATCTGGTACCCGTTGGAGCCCAACAGCTACAACGACTTCGGCGGACAGATCGCGACGGTGGCGCGTACACCGATCAGCGCGACCCGCCAGAACAAGAAGGGTACCACAACCGACCTGGATGCCAGCGGCGGCTGGAATCAGGACCTAACGATGTCGAACCTGACTCGTCTCCTGCAGAGTTTCTTCTTCGCGGCTGCGCGGCAGAAGGTGACGAACTATCCGCTGGCGAGCGTCGGTGTGGCCATGGGTGCCATCCTTGCCTCCGCGGACGACTACACCGCAGCGTCGGGTCTCAGCGGCATTCTGTCCGGCGCGCTGATCTATGCGTCGGGCTTCTCCGTGTCTGCGAACAATGGCCTGAAGGTTGCCAACGCGGCGTCCAGCGGTACCGCGGCTTCGGTAGCGGATGGTCTGGCAGACGAAGCCACTCCTCCGGCTGCTGCCAAGATCGAGGTGGTGGGGCACGAGTTCGCTTCCGCAACGATGGACATTGCGATGAACGGTTCGCTCGTGCGCCTGTCGCGCGTATCGGGTGCGTTCGATCTGACCACGCTTCCACTGATCGTGGGCGAGTGGATCTACCTCGGCGACGACACTGCGGGCAACCGGTTCGTGAACAATGTCGGGTTCGCGCGCATTTCGGCGATTGCGACGACGTATCTGGAGTTCGACAAGACCTCCTGGGCGGGTGTCAACGAGGCGGGTACGGGCAAGCTGATCCGTATATACTTCGGCACGGTGATCCGCAACGAACCCAGCGCTGCCAACATCGTCCGCAAGACGGTTCAGCTGGAGCGCACGCTCGGCAACGATGCGAACGGTACGATGTCCGAATACATCGTCGGTGCAGTCGCCAACGAGCTGACGCTCAACATTCCGACCGCGGACAAAGTCGCGGTGGATCTGTCGTTCGTCGGTATCGACAACGAGCAGCGGGACGGAACGACGGGTGTCAAGTCGGGTAGCCGCCCGGCACTGGCTCCGGAGAGCGCGCTCAACACGTCGTCCGACTTCTCGCGCATCAAGTTGTCTAGCGTGAGCATAACGAATGCCAACGTGACCCCGCTGTTCGCGTTCGCCAGCGACATCAAGCTGACGGTCAACAACAACGTCTCGGCCAACAAGGCGATCGGGACGCTGGGGGCATTCGATACCACGGCCGGGAACTTCGACGTGAACGGTACGATGGAAGTCTATTTCGCCGACATTGCGGCGGTGCAGGCAGTGCGCAACAACGCCGACATCACGCTCGACTTCGCCATCGTGAAGGACAACAAAGGCATCCTCTTCGATATCCCGCTCATCGCGTTGGGGGACGGTCGTCTCAACGTGGAAAAGGATCAGCCGATCAAGTTGCCCCTGTCCACGAATGCAGCCGAATCCGCCTACGGGTATACGCTGCTCTTCACGGCCTTCCCGTACTTGCCGACGCTCGCTGCCTAGCGGTATCATGCGGGGGTCGAGTAAAATCGACTCCCGCAGCATACCATAGGAAAAACAATGAGCGTCTACAAGACTTTCGGAACGGACCGGAACATCGAGAAGACCGGTGTCTGGTTGGAGTATGGCAAGAACTCCAAGGATCAGCCGATCCGCATCCGCATTGCGCGCGCCGGTGGCGCCAACGATGCGTACAACAAACGCATCGAGGCGAAGACCCGTCCCGTGCGTCGGCAGATCCAGACCGAGACCCTGCCGCCCGATCAGCTGAAAGAGATCGTGATGCAGGTCTTCGCGGAGACCGTCGTGCTGTCCTGGGAGAACATGGAGGACGCCGACGGCAACGACCTCGCATTCACCCGCGAGAACGTGATCAAGGTGTTCACCGATTTGCCGGACCTGTTCCTCGACGTGCAGGAGCAGGCGAATCGTACGGTACTGTTCCGCAAGGACATCCAGGAGGTGGCCTCGGGAAACTGATCGAGGTCCTGCGCTATTGGCATACGCAGGGCCCGCACGAGAAGCGCATCATCGAGCAGTGCCAGCGCCAACGGTTGCCACTGCCCGATGCGATTGCGAATGCTCCTCAGCTCTCCGTAGGGCTGGAGTTGTATTGGTTAGCGTTCTTGGACTTGAACACGTGCCGCGAGATTGGCATGGGTTTAGGGCCCATCAGTTGGCTGGCAATTGACCGGTACTGCATAGCGAAGAGGATACGCGGAGATCAGAGGGAGGACCTGTTTGAGCTGATTCGCACTCTTGATAACGAGTACCTCAAGTTAAGCAAGCCCAAGGACAAGTGATGGCAACGAGTGACCTGCACCAATTCGACGCGCGCATGAAAGCGCTGGGAAGGACGATTGCTGCGAATAGCGACAAGCTTGTCCGGAAATGCGCGCTGGCGATCGATGGTGCTGTAATCCTCGCTACGCCGGTGGATACGGGGCGCGCGCGTTCGAACTGGCAAGTGTCCCTCAACGAGCCGAACTCGGCTACACGCGAACCCTACGCTCCCGGGCTTGCTGGCAGCACAGGGGGTGCCAACGCGCAGGCCGCTATTGCGCAGGGGCAGGCGGTCATTCCGCAGTACACGTACGAACGCGCACAGGCAGGGGTGTTCATCACGAACAACCTGCCTTATATCGGACGTCTCAACAACGGCCATAGCGCCCAGGCACCCGCGGGCTTCGTGGAGAAGGGCATCATGGTCGGAGTGCAGGCTGTCCGTAACGCGGGCGGTGTGGTCAAGGGTGGGGGTGCCTAATGCCGGGCGGCGTAACCGAAACAGTTCGCATCCAAGTCCGCGAGGACGGATCACGCGTTGTCAAGCGCAGCATCGAGGATATCGGCGGGGCAGGTCGTAAGGCTGCGGATGGCTTACGATTCCTCAAAGGCGCGATCGCGGGTGCCATAACCGGTGTCGTGTTGAATCAAGTCAAGGAACTGTCGGACGCGTACACGCAGATCCAGAATCGGCTTCGTTTGACCACAACGGGGCAGGCGAACCTCAACGCGGTGTTCGGCGAACTGGTGCAGATCAGCGGTCAGACTCGCAGTAGCTTGCAGACGAATGCGGAGCTGTATTCGAGGCTTGCGCTGTCGACGAAGGACTTGGGCACGTCGCAAGCAGAGGTCTTGCAGTTCACGAAGAGCCTCAACCAGGCAGTCAAGTTGTCTGGTGCCAGCACTGCGGAAGCCGAAGCCGGTATCATTCAGCTGACACAGGGCCTCGCGAGCGGTACCCTGCGCGGGGATGAACTGCGATCTGTGCTCGAACAGTTGCCCGCGGTCGCGGACGTCATCGCCAAGGGCATGGGCGTCACACGCGGCGAGTTGCGCAAGCTGGGCGAGCAAGGGAAGATCACCGGTCGAGAGGTGCTCGACGCCTTCAAACTGGCACGCGAAGAACTGGACCAGAAGTTCAAGACGACGCTGCCCACCATTAGCGAAGGCTTCATTGCCATCAAGAATGATTTGCTGGTGCTCACCGGTGAGCTGGACAAGGCGACCGGGGTCAGCAGCGGTCTGGGGCTCGCATTCGTGAGCGTGAGCGAGTGGATTAAGAAGGCCACTCCGGAAATCGTCAACTTTGCGCGTGCGCTTACCTTCTCGCTGGACCCCGTGGACGAGATGAGCACGGGCATGAAGGTCTTCACGACAATCGTCCTCACGGTATGGACGGTGCTGAAATCCATCGTGCAGTTCATCTATACGGGTGTCGTCGGTGCCTTCAAGACCCTTGGGCAACTGATCGGCGGGTTCGCTGCGGTATGGGGGCGCATCTTCGAAGGGGACTTCTCCGGTGCGTTCGAAACCTGGAAGAACACGCTGGTCGATTTCGGCACAAACGTCAGCCAGACCGTATTCGAGAGCGTCGAAGGTGTGTCGAACAACATCACCGACCTCATTGACGGAGTGGTTCAGACGTGGGACAAGGGCGCTCGCCAAATCCAGGACCGCCGCAATGCCATCGTCGGCACGGTGAGCAACGAGGCGGGGAAGGACAACACGAAGGGCGGTGGGCCGACTGCTGCGCAGTTGAAGGAGATGGAGAGGCTGAGGAACGCTGTCCGAGGTGTGGTCAATGAGATTGCGCCTCTGGACGGTGCAGTGCTCGAGTTGATTCGCGATCAGGAGACACTGACGAAAGCGCAGCAGAAGGGAATCATTACGCAGGGCGAACTCGATCGCTACCTCGTCTTGCTGGGCAAGCGCTACGGCGAGATTCTCGATCCGCTGGCACAGCTCAACGTTGAGATCGATCGCGAGACAAAGCTGATTACCCTCGGGAATCGCGAACGCGAGGTTGAGTCTCGCGTTCTTCAGTACACGCTGGAGCTGCGACGGCAGGGTAAGGATCTCAACCCGCAAGAAATCGAGGCGCTGCGCACCAAGATCAGCGAGCAGCAGCGTTTGAACGAACTCATGGAGGCGCAGCAGGGGTTACTCCAACAGAGTGACGAAGCGCGACGCGGGTTTGCTACCAATGTCGAAGCAATGAAGGCGCTCCTGAAGAATCCGGGGAGCGGTTTCACGCCCGGGGATCGCGATCAGGCAATCCTACAGCTTCTGCCGCCCGACCTCTTCGAGAACACGCAAACCGAACTAAATGCGAATCTTGCGCAGTTCCAGACGTATTACGCGGAGATCGACAAGCTTCGCCAAGAGGGTCTGATCAGCGAACAGACTGCTGCGGCAGCGCGCGCCAAGATCTTCGCTCAGTCTCAGCAGATACAATTTGGCGCGGCGCATACCTTCTTCGACAACCTGGAAGCGCTGCAGAAGACCAAATCGAAGGAGCTGGCCCGTATCGGCAAAGCGGCGGCCATCGCTAACACCGTGATCAAGACGTATGAGTCGGCTACCTCGGCCTATGCGTCGCTTGCAGGCATACCCTATGTTGGCCCTGCGCTGGGTGCGGCTGCTGCGGCGGCTGCTATCGCTGCGGGCTTGGCAAACGTTGCCGCCATCCGAAATCAGCAGGAAGGATTTATGAAGGGCGGCTACACGGGTAACGCCGCTATCTCGCAAGCGGTAGGGCCCGTGCACGGTCAAGAATACGTGATGGACGCGCAGTCGACTGCACGTATCGGGGTAGACAACCTCGATCGCTTGCGTGCGGGCGGTGGGATCGGTGGGGAGGTGAATGTCACCATCGAGAACCACGGGACGAACAAGACTTTCGAAGTGGAACGTTTGAGCGAAAGCGAGA